GGCAGACGCCTTCCGCCAGTGGACGATGGGTGGTGGCAAAGTCCTGCCGGGTCTGGTAAAACGCCGTGAAGCCGAGATTGCCCTTTTTCTGTCTTGACAGGAAAATACCGCTATGCCGCTCCAGAAAATCCTGTTTAAGCCCGGAGTCAACCGCGAGAACACGCGGTACACCACCGAAGGCGGGTGGTATGACTGCGACAAGGTCCGCTTCCGTCAGGGCACGCCCGAGAAGATTGGCGGGTGGCAACGGATCTCGTCCAATACGTTCCTGGGAGTGTGCCGCTCGCTGTGGAACTGGGTGACGCTTGGCAACCTTAATCTGCTGGGGGTGGGCACCAACCTCAAGTTTTACATTGAGCGAGGGGGCCAGTATTACGACGTCACGCCAATCCGAGCCACAGCCACGCTTAATAATCCGTTTGCACTGACGGCCTCCCCTGTGGTGACGGTAACGGATGTGGCACATGGGTGCCTTACCGGCGACTACGTGACCTTTAGCGGTGCCGTCGATATTGGCGGCGTAGGCACCAACGTAACTGCGGCCGTCCTGAACCAAGAGTTTCAGGTCACCGTGCTTACGGTTGATACTTACACCATCACCATCTCGGTTACTCCCAACGCAACCGCCATCGCAGGGTCCCCCGGCGGCGGGGCAGCAGTGGTTGCCGCGTATCAGTTAAACACAGGTTCAGCCGCAGCCATCCCTCTGACCGGATGGGGTGCAGGCACTTGGAGCGCGGGCACTTGGGGTTTTGGTGGAACCTCCAACACAGCAATCCAGTTATGGAGCCAAAAGAACTGGGGCGAGGACTTGGTGTTCGGCCCCCGTGGCGGTGGCCTGTATTACTGGGATGCCACGACAGGCGTAGGTGCCAGGGGCTATAACTTGGCGACCGCTGTCGGCGCATCTGATGTCCCGACAAAACAAAACGTGGTTTTTGTGTCCGACGTGAACCGGTTTGTGTTTGCGCTTGGCTCTACCGACTACGGCTCATCGACGCTTGACCCCATGCTAATCAGGTGGTCGGCTCAAGAAGATCCTCTTGATTGGACGCCTGCTGCCACAAATCAGGCGGGCAGTTTGCGCTTGTCTACTGGCTCCGAAATCGTTACGGCCATCCAAGCTCGCCAGGAAATTGTGGTGTTTACGGACTCCGCGCTGTACTCGCTGCAATATCTTGGGCCGCCTATTGTGTGGGGCGCCCAGCTACTGGGGGACAACATTTCCATCGTCGGCCCCAACGCTGCGGCCATCGGCTCCGGCGTTGTGTATTGGATGGGCGTGGACAAGTTTTACGCCTACGACGGCCGCGTGCAAACGCTGCCCTGCGATGTGCGCCGCTACGTGTTTAGTAGTTTCAACTCTTCCCAAAGCGCTCAAGTTTTTGCGGGCACAAACGAGGGCTTCAACGAGGTTTGGTGGTTCTACTGTTCGGCCAACTCCTTTTCCGTTGATCGTTATGTCGTCTACAACTACCTTGAGCGCATCTGGTACTACGGCACGATAGCGCGGACCGCGTGGCTTGATTCGGGCCTGCGTGATTTCCCGATAGCGGCAACCTACAGCAGCAACATCGTCAACCACGAAGAGGGCATTGACAACAACGAGACAGGCACTGCCACCGCCATCAATGCGTACATCTCGTCGTCTGAGTTTGACATCGGCGATGGCCACAACTTCGGGTTCGTGTGGCGCATGCTGCCCGACATTACGTTCGAGAACTCCACCGCTAGCGGTGCCACGGTCAACATGACACTCTACGGGCTGTACAACTCTGGCTCCGGGGCCGTGGACAGCTCAGGCAAGCCGGTGGTCAGAGGCAACACGTACGTGATTACCGAGGAGTTCACCGGGCAGATCTATACCCGTGTGCGTGGTCGGCAGATGATCTTCAAGATCGACTCCAACCAACTTGGCACGACGTGGCAGCTTGGCGCACCGCGGATCGACATTCGTCAGGACGGTCGTAGATGAGCTTCATCATTGAAGATGCAATCGTTCCTGCGCCACCCAACCTGCCTCTGGCCCCACGGGACTACGAGTCGCGTTACCACGAGCAGTTCAACAACGTCCTGCGTCTGTACTTCAACCGGCTTGACGCACTGCTGAGGCAAATTGTGACCACACCATCCCCCATCCCAATCTCTATTGGAGGCACTAATACGGATGCCTTTGGGCGGCTGCGGGTCAGTCAGCCCTACACTCTTTTTGACAGCCAGAACCGCTACGCCGCAGACAACCAGTTTGATGTGGCCACGACGGGCACGGGCACGACCACATTCCTGTCGAATGAAGCGGCAGTCAAGATGGAAGTCACTGGGGCCGGTGTTGGCTCTGTGCTGCGCCAATCCTATCGCTCCTTCCCGTATCAGCCGGGGAAGGGGCTGTTGGTGCTTGCCACCTTCGTGATGGACAGCAGCATGAGCCTGAACCTCACGCAACGCGTGGGGTACTACAACGACCAGAACGGCGTGTTCTTCCAGCGTATCGACGGCACGTTCTCATTTGTGCTGCGCTCTTACGTTACCGGTTCTGTTTCTAATGTTCGGACGGTCAATCAGGCAGACTGGAACGGCGACAAACTAGACGGCACCGGAGACTCGGGCTACACCCTAGATCCCACTAAGGCGCAGATTCTGTGGATGGACTTTGAGTGGCTTGGCGTTGGCTCAGTCCGGTGCGGCTTCATCATTGACGGCCAGTACATCGTCTGCCATACGTTTAACAACGCCAACGAGATCACCAACGTCTACATGACCACGGCTATCCTGCCGGTGCGATATGAGATTGTGACCACGACGGCTGCGGTGGCGGCTTCGATGAAGGCTATCTGCTGCTCGGTCATCTCCGAGGGCGGGTTTGAGCAGACCTCCATCGACCATGTGGCGCGACGCACCACAGTCTTGGGCACCATCGGGTCCACTTTCTTGCCCGTCGTTTCTATCCGGCTTGCGTCTGGTCGAACGGGGGCTGTGGTGCTGCCAAACCGAGTGCAGGTTCTGCCCACGACCAGTCAGAACTACGAGGTGGCGCTGATCAAGAACCCCACCCTGACCGCCGCATCGTGGACGGCAGTGCCCAGTGATTCAAACGTGGAGTACGACGTATCGGCCACGGCGACCACAGGCGGCACCATCGTACAAACGGACTACGTGACCTCTTCTGGCTCAGGCGGGACGCAAGGTCTTAGCGCAGCCACAGGGTACAACTTTGACTTGCAGTTGGGCGCAACAATTGCCGGAGTCAGTGACATCTACACCGTCGCTGTCAGGACTGTGTCCGGCGCAACCACAGGCGATGCGGTTGGATCGCTGTCCTTCTACGACTTGACTCAATAAGATCATGGCACGACTTCTTACAGAGCAAGAGTTTGAGCAGCGTTTCGTGCCGGAGGACACGTTCGTCCAACCCGAGCCCAGGGACATCGTACAAACGCTAGAAGGCGCAGGCTTTGTTCCTGCCCCCCAGAACAATGTTCTGGACTTGGTTGGGACGGCTCCTTCTCCTGCTTCTGCTGCGCCCGCATTTACTGCCGCCGGTCAGCCATCAACTGACCCGCGTGACCTGATCACGTATTTAAACAAGACAGACCCCAACTTTGCCCAGACCGCCCTTGATAAGTACAGGTCTGATTACGCCGCCGCCTCTGCTGCCGCCGAAGGTTCGTTTGACAAGCCGTTAATGACGGGCATGGATGTCGGCGGTTGGAACATCACGCCGTTTGAAACCTATCGTCCAGACCCAAGCGGGATGGACATACCGGATCGGCAGGTTACTGATGCGGACAAGATTCTTGGTGGGTACAACGCCACCAGAACATTTACTGGAGAAAATGGCAAGCCCATTGAAGTTACATATTCTTATGACCCGACCGGAGCAATAACTGGATCAACTCAGCGTATATTTACTGGTGGCGATAGCGGATATTTTGTTGAGCGTGATGCGTCCGGCAATGTAATTGGTGGTCATGAATTTGATTATTCTGAGCATTGGAAGGGGCTGGCCATCCCGCTTGCTCAAATGGCTCTTATGGCCGCAACTGCCGGAGGAGCGGCAGGGTTCTTTACGCCTGGAGCCGAAACAGCACTTGGTCAGGCATTGGGAACCGCAGGCTCAAAGGCTCTCGGGGCTGGAGCCCTTGGCGCTATTGGTGGCGGCACGATGGCTGGATTGCAGGGCCAAGATGTTCTGAAGGGCGCATTGGTTGGTGGCGCTACAGGTGCGCTTGGGTCTGGTGCGGGTGAGCTGCTTGGCAAGAAAGCCGGTGAGTTAGCAGGAGCCGCATTTCAGTCAAGCCCTGAAGTTGCAAGTGTCGCGCGAGATGTGGCGTCCGGTGCAGTCACGGGCGCTGCAAGATCACTCCCGGGCGCGATTGCGACAGGCGACTATAGAAGCGTTGGAATTGGCGCTTTGACCGGGGCCGGAGGCAAAGTAATTGGGAATGCGCTTGGGGATACCGCAGACAAGATGGGTATCAACTTGACGCAGAAACAACTGGACGCGGGCATAAATTTGGTCCGCGCAGTTCAAAGCGGCAACACAACCGCGATGGTCAATTACGCCGCTCAATTGACTGGTAGTCGAGAT